ATCAATGTCTAAGAAATTTAAATATGATAGACGTAAGATTGCACAGGAATTGGAATGTGACTTCTTAGGTTCGGGTGACGGTGTAATTCCTGGAGAACTTCAAGAAAGTATCGCCAAGAATATGATTAGACAACCCATAGAGAAATACATGCAAGCCACTTTTTGGCAATGGAAAGAGCCTGTAGTTGGTCATCGTTACATTATGGGGGTGGATGTTAGTAGAGGAGATAGTGAGGACTTTTCATCTATCAATATTGTTGATTTTGATGATAGAGAACAAGTGGTAGAATATATTGGTAAAATTCCTCCTGATGATTTAGCATCAGTTGCGTATAAGTGGGGAATTTTATATGGTAATGCTTTTATAGTAATAGATATTACCGGAGGTATGGGTATTGCAACCTCAAGGAAGTTACAAGAAATGCAATATAAAAACTTATACATTGAGGGAGTAAACACCCAAAACATTTGGGATTATAACGCTAAGGCTTTGGAAAAAATACCTGGTCTTAATTTTAATAATAAAAGAACACAAATTGTTGCCGCATTTGAAGAACAGGTTAGAAAGGGATTTGCAATTAGGTCAAGTAGGTTATTAAATGAACTTAACACATTTGTTTATATTAATGGTAGACCTGATCACATGAAAGGTGCTCATGATGACTCAATTATGAGTATGTCAATGGCATTATATGCTGGTGACATATGTTTCAATCAATTAGAGAGGAATGAAGCTAAGAATAAAGCAATGTTAGATTCTTGGGTGTTATCGGAAAGAACATACGAACCAAACAAATCATTCTACTCATATGGTGGTAGTTTTGACCAAATTGGGTCCATGGGAATGGACAATCCGATACACAGACAAAATAATATGATGAATGCACCAAAGGAGGCTTACGCCGAATATTCATGGTTATTTAGTAAAAGAAAATAAACTACTATTTTTAAATAAAAAAGTTTATATTGTAAAGAAAACTATTTATATACAATGGCAGACCAAAATTTAACCGTATTTCAGAAATTAACAAGAATGTTTGGATTTCCAGGTCAATCAAAACCTGAGGATACACCGTCTTTTAATTTTAATAAAGACGAACTTTTAAAGACGGACAATAGAGAAGAGTTTGAGAAGGCAATGTTGCAGGCTCAACAAAGTTCTTATATTGCCGATAAGTTTACCAAATTAGACCAATCTCTATACAATCAATCGGTTTACTACGAAGCAAATAGACTTGCAGCGTATTACGATTATGAATCTATGGAATTCACTCCTGAAATTTCAGCGGCATTAGACATATATTCTGAAGAGTCAACAACACTTTCTGAAAAGGGACAAATGTTGACCATATATTCTGAATCAGATAGAATTAAATCTATATTAGAAGATTTATTTAAAGAAAAATTAGATATTAATACGAATTTACAAATGTGGACTCGTGGTCTATGTAAATACGGGGATAACTTTGTTTATTTAAAAATAGACCCTGAAAAAGGCATTATTGGGGTACAACAATTACCAAATATAGAAATAGAAAGAATTGAAGGGGCATCGAGTAAGGTTCCTGTTAACGTTGATATTAAAGTACCAACAAGGGAATTACGTTTTACTTGGAAAAACAAAGACATGGAATTCCAAGCATGGGAGATTGCACACTTTAGATTATTAGGTGATGATAGAAAACTTCCATATGGAACTTCTATGTTAGATAAGATTAGAAGAATTTGGAAACAACTTTTACTTGCTGAGGATGCAATGTTAATTTACAGAACATCAAGAGCACCCGAAAGACGTGTGTTCAAAGTATTCGTGGGAAACATGGACGATAAAGATATTGAACCATATGTACAACGTGTTGCAAATAAGTTTAAAAGAGACCAAGTTGTTGACTCAAGAAATGGTCAGGTTGATATGAGATATAATCAAATGGCTGTAGACCAAGATTATTTTATTCCTGTTCGTGACCCGTCACAAACAAATCCAATTGAAACATTACCCGGAGCACAAAACTTAGGTGAGATTGCGGATATTGAATACATTCAAAAGAAATTATTGGCAGCATTACGTATACCTAAAGCTTTCTTAGGATTTGAAGAAGTTGTGGGTGAGGGTAAGACTTTAGCATTAATGGATATTCGTTTTGCTAGAACAATCAATAGAATACAGAAATCATTAATCCAAGAGTTAAATAAAATTGCATTGGTTCATTTATATCTTTTAGGTTTAGAAGATGAATTAAACAATTTTGAATTATCATTAACCAATCCTTCTGCTCAGTCAGATTTATTACGTATAGAGACTTGGAAAGAAAAAGTAACATTATATAAAGATGCAACTTCAGACCAATCACAAGTTGGTATTTTACCAGTATCACATACATGGGCAAAGAAAAATATATTAGGATTCAGTGATTCTGAAGTTATTTTGGATTTACAACAACAACGTCTTGAACGTGCAATGGGATTTGAATTAACTAACACCCAAAATATTATTAAACGTTCAGGTATTTTTGATGATGTTGATGCAAAATATGGTATACCTGAAGAGGAAAGAGAAAAAGCAATGGAAGCTGGTTCAGGTGACGGATCAATGGGTGGAGATATGGGAGGTGGAGCACCACCACCACCATCAGGAGATTCTGGAGGAGGGGAATCTCCGTTATCAGAATCAAGAAAATCAAAAATATTAGGTATGTTGGGGGAAGAAGAATTAAGTTTTGATCACTTATTTGATATGAAGAAGGCACAACAGAATATTTATGAAATAGAAACAAAAATAAAAGACATATTAAACGACTAACAATGAACAAATTCGGGGAATTAAAAACCAAAATGTTAACAAAATTAACTGAGTCATATACAAAAGAAAATAAGACTGAAGTTAAAGATATATTAAAAACAATTAAAGAAAACAAAGATTTCAAAGAAATGTATTTGTTTTATGAAGAAATTGAAAACAAATATATTGAAGATAAGGAAACCGCAAAATTATACGTTGAGGGATTAAATACATATTTTGGTCAACCAATGGGTAATTGGAATAATTTAAATGTGTTTTGTGAATCTCTACTTAATAAGTTGGGTAATATTGAAATTGAAAATAACGAATTATATGAGTCTTTAGATATATTATCAGAAAAAGATTCTTTATCAAATATTGAAAAGAAGGTTATTGCAAAAAAGAAATTAGTAGAACATTTAACAACTAAGAAAAAAATAACAGAATCAACAGATACGACTTTAGTACCTAATGAAACATTATTAAATGCTGTTTTAACAAATAATTTTAACGTATTATACTCTAATACATTGTCAGAATCTGAAAAAGAGGAATTGAAAAATATTTTATCTATTTCTTACAATGACTTAATTACCAAAAGTAATGAGTTACACGAATCCATTTTAGAAAAAGTTTCATTACTTATAACTGAATCAAAAGATACTGATTTAACCGATAGACTAAAGGCGGTAAGGGATGAGGTATCTCAAATGTCTCCATCGAGATATAATTATTACAGATTAACAGAATTAAAAAATGGTCTTAATTAAGACCATTTTTTATTTGTTGAACATAGACTGCTTTTAAAACCTCTTTTCTTCTTCTAACTGAGGGTTTAACAAACGATTGTCTTTCCCTTAATTTTTGAACTTGCTTAGTCTTTTGAACTTTTTGTTTATAAGTCCTCAACGCACTTTCTATGTTTTTTTCTTTTGAAACGTTAATTATAATCATAAAATATAAGTATATCATAAATATATTAAAAATTTTTGGTTTTGTAATTAATTTTAGTTATTTTTTAATAACACCATAAAATAAAATAATATGAAAATTAATGAAGACAGGAAAATATATTCCTTTAGGGGAATATAATGAAGTGAAAATTGGTTATGGAACTGTAGATTTTAAAAATTTAAAAACAATCTACCTTAAACTTAATTCTTGGTTGCAACCAGAAAATGAAACTGATGATTTTGACCACATAATACATAGGTCAAGAAGAAAAATAAAAGAAATTGTATATAATTTAAATACACCTTATTTTAAAGAACAATCCATTGTTGATTTAGATATTAGAACAAAAGGAATTAAGTTAGAAAAAAGGTCATTTATGAATTTAGAGGTCACATTGTATGTTAATAAACAATTTGATGTTAAAACAAAGGAACCTAAAAATACTATAAAAAGATTGATTGAGGATATTGTTGATTCAGGATTACACGAGAAAAAACTCTTCAATTTTTATAAAACTAAAAAATAATACGGATTCTAATGTATTTATAGAAATATTAATCTATAAATGAAAATATTAGGTCCAAACGAAACGGGGAAAGGTTTATTAGTAGAATATGACGCTGGTCACGTTTCTCCCGAAGAAAATAAGCAAATTTTAAAGGAGGCGAAGGATATGGACTTTTCACAAGACCTTATCCTTTATGCCGTTTTACAAAAATACGATAC